ACCTTCATGGAAGATTCGTAGGCGCTACATTTTCGCAGCGTTCAGCTTGGGCGCGGTCATGCTCATCGCGGGTAGCGCTGCTGTCCTGCTGAACAATGACAGTGCAACCTCAGACCTCATCACTGGTGGGGTAGCATTGGTAACATTGGTTCTCACCAGCTACATTTTCGGGGCTGTGTGGGAGGATAGGAAAACGGAGAACCCTGATGGATAAGATTCGCACATATTTTACTTACGCTACCGAACGCGCTATCAAAACGTTCGCACAGACGGCCCTCGCAACAATGAGTGTGGGCGCTACCGGCATCATGGAAATTGATTGGTTGAACGTCTTGAGCGTTTCAGCTCTCGCTTTGATCATGTCCCTGCTGACATCCGTGTTGCAGTATGACAAGGCTGAGAAGTAATGGCACACCTGGACGCTGTTGAGCGTGTGGCAGATTATGACGTGCCGGTAGATCCGATGGATTTACTGCAGTGCGATTCCTGCCAGTAGTTACTGACCAAGCCAGGCGTAGATTGTTCGCCTTGTAACGCCCGCTTTTTTAGCGAGCGCCTTGATGTTCGCAGTGTCCTCGTATTCGGTCTGTACGCGCCCCCTGAGGGCTGTGGTGACCTTTTCTAGGCGTTCCAGTTGCCACTCTCGAAGGTCTGCGAGTTGTTGCAGGCTCATGGAGTCTAGATCGTAGTTTCCTGGGTTCATCATGGACACTACTATACACGCCGGTGTTAGTAAATGTTGCGGAAACTGTGTATATCGGTGTACGGTTTTGTTATTGCCTAAAGGAAGGGAAAACTAATGGGCTTTTTCAAGAACCTAGAGATAGAACTGCAAGACATCCATGACCCGCGACTGCGCGAGATTGTGGAATGGGATCACATGCACCGGCATGCCCTATCTGATGAGGCGCGCTGGCTCATCATGACCGATGAACAAATGATGGACGCTGCGTTGAAGGCGTGGCGCGGTGGCCCTAAGCCTGCCTCGGAGCATGTTGCTTTGCAGGTGTCCGAGGTGTTGAGGTGTGACCTCCACAAGCAGAAGCGTTTTTCACAGTATGTGACGGGCTGGTTGCTTATCGGTATTGCTTTGGTCGGTGCTGCACTTGTGGGAAGTGTTGCACTCCTGATTGGGGCGATCTGATGGGCTGGGTGTTGATGGTGGTGGGTGCAGGGTTTCTGTTTGCTCCAGGGATGATTGACCCGCTGGCACCTATCAACGGGTTGAGTTTGGTGGGGTTGTTGTTGGTTGTTTGGGGTACGGTGAGGATGAATCGAATGGGGACACAATGAGTGAGACGTCGGATGATTATGTTCCCGAGGCGGACGAAATGATTTTGGCATACGCGGTGTATAAAGACAGTCGCGACATGCGAAAGTATAAGTATGACATCGACGCTGGAACGGCCGAGTGGCAAAGAATTAGAAATAAAGCTTATGCAGAGGCGAATAGGTTTATTGAGTTTGTAAAGCAGGAAGCATACGATGAGGGCTATGAGGGGGTTGACGTCACTGAGGAACGCATTATCGCGCTGCTTGATAACGCAGACTTTTTATATTTTGTTTGGGTGTTGCAGGACGAGCTTTGGCATATCCGCAACGAGGAGGCGAGGGTCGTCGAGAGGGCTGAAGCGAAAAGAATCGCCATCGAACTGATTAGGGGGACACAATGAGTGAATCTGATGAGTGCTGTGCTTCTGGGTCGTGCGAAGTGTGCCGCAGGCCTGTGGGTTACAGCCGTGAACGACGTGAGCAAATCAACCTAGAGCAAGATAATTATGAGCCTCCTTGGGTAAGACAACGCAAAAGAGAAGGATGGGGGATACGGTGATGGATGTGGGAAAGGGTAAACAATGAGTGACCACGAAGACACCGACGGAGTAAGGCAAGGATACGTTTTGGGGCTTAGCGCGTCGGAGGGGATGGACTACTTGGTAAGCAGGCCCATGTTTGACCGCTGGCTTGAGTCTGTCAAGGACGAAGCGTTTGATGACGGATTTTACGCGGGCTCTGAGCTGGGGTATACCCCAGAAAGAAAGGGGGACACAATGAGTGAGGGAGACTTCGACTGCTGCAAACCAACTATAAACTCAGAGTTGGTAGTTGGGCAGGAAGCCTACAAGCGAGGGTACCTAGACGGCTACCTCGCCGGGGTCAAGGAAGAAAAACAACGCATTATTACGATGACTATGGAGGAAACAAAATGATGGATTTGAAGTCTGACGGGCGCGATGTGAATGTGCGGTTGCGGGATGATGTGTGGGCGATGGAGGAACCTGGCACTTTGTCTTTGACTCGGACTCAGGCTCACGCGCTGCGGTTACATTTGAACGCTTGGGCGATTGCCACACAGTTCGAGGACATTGATGAGGATGGCTAACGCTCCGATGGGAGAGTTCCAGCCCACACCCCATAACGCTCATTGGCTTCAGTAGCGTAGGCGAAACATTGTTCTTTGATAGGGCACTGGTTGCAGAGTTTGCGGGCCACCTTGGTGGCATATTCCCTGGTCTGTTTGTCAGGGAAGTCCTCGGGGAAGAACACATCAGGGCAATCCATGCAGGGCACACTCCCCACATGATCGATAGCGTCACGCAGTTTATGGTGCGGGGATTGTCTGTGGTTGCTCATAAGATAAGGGTACAGACAAATTAGAAGGGTGGAGAACATTGACTGTGGAGGAACTAGCTGAACTCATTGTGGAGTATTGGAACGCTTCGATGAGTGACAGCGGGCGGGTGTGGGATAAGGCCCACAGGGATTTGACGGAAGCCTGCGAGGGTGTCACTGATGAGGTGAAGGATGCCGCGTATGAGCTGGCCTACCGTTTGAGGGTTGTGCAATGATTTCCGCTGACAGGTTCGTTGCTAATAAACAGTATTTTCATCAGGGCTGGTTGAACGCTCGGAGGTCTGGGGTGACGGCTACACAGGTTGCGAAAGCGGCAACACCTGCAGGGTTCAAGCAGGCGGTCATTGACCACATTGATGACACACGGATCCCTGATAACCCTTACATGGCTTTTGGTAGGGATTATGAGCCTGTGATTGCGAGGACTGTTCACACGAAGTTTGGAATCCTGCCTAATGAGTGGCTTATCAGGAACGATAAGTTCCCCTACCACCTTGCTACCCCTGACGGGTTGTCCCCTGATCACACGATGATTGCTGAGATAAAGACCACAGGGAAGGATTGGGCTGACGGTGTTATCCCGATTCAGTACCGCAGGCAGGTGCAATGGCAGCTACATGTGACGGGTGCTGAACGGTGTTTGTTCGCGTGGATGATGCGGATTGATGTGGGTGGTGTGTTTGCTCCGGCATGGTTTGAGCCTGAGAGCTTGTGGATGGAACGCGATGAGGGCATGATTGAGCTATTGCGTGACACAGCTGAACAACTATGGGAAAGGGTTAGTGATGGACACGAAGGATAAAAACATTTGGAAGGTTGCCACTAAGTATGTGGAGGACTTGCATGGGAGTGAGCAGCCTGATGATTTGTGGCGGGATTATTGGGAGATTGAGGGGCGCATTTTGGCTCAGAAGGTTGGTAAGTGATGAATGAGGTGATTGATGAGGAACTGATTACTGTTTCTGTGTCGATGAGTGTAGAGGCTTATGAGCTTCTTCTTGCGCACGCAAAGGTGATTGATTTTGACCCTGACTACTTTGTTGAATCGCTTGTGGAGCTGTATTCAAAAGACTTCACTAAGAGAATGATGGAGGTGTGCTGATGGTTAGGCCTAGATTAAGTGAGAGGCGTTTGACTCAGACTTCATTCCGATTGTTGCCTTTGGAGTTTGAAGCAATAAAGGTTGCGGCTGAGCGTGATCTAATGCCCACAAGCGTTTGGATTCGTTTAGCGCTACAGGAAAAACTGGAAAGGGATAACAATGGTTAGCTTCAATCTGGCAGATTATGAAACTGTTGAGGAGCGTATCAAGCGCTTCTATAGTGACCATCCTGATGGCAGGATCATCACCGAGAATGAAACCCTGCCTGAGTACCGGACTGAGAAGCTTTGGGTGGTGAAGTCGCTGGTGTTTTTCTCTGGTGAGGATCTGGAACGCGGTTGCCCTAAAGCTACAGGGCTTGCGTATGAGGTGGACAGTGCTAGTGGGCCACAGAAGTCATCAGCCCTCGAGGTGTGTGAGACCAGCTCGATAGGCCGCGCCCTCGCTAATGCAGGCTACTCAGGGAATAAGCGTGCCTCCCGTGAGGAGATGGAGAAGGTGCAACGCTTCGCGCAAGCTGAGAAGGCCCGCGACTGGGTTGCTGAAGCTCAGCTCCTAACAGATAAAGACCGCCTGCGTTTACTATGGGGGGAAGCATCGAAAGCTGGTGCGCCCCTCGAAGTATTGGAACAGGTGAAGGCTTATGCGGAACAACTTGCCCCTGCTGGCGAGCGTGACGGAGCTGACACAAGCGTACCTGGAAGCACAAAGGGCAAACGATCCGGTGGCAAGTGAGTTCTGGCGTATCGAGTTGTGTAGAAGGTTGGTGATGGTTTGTGATGGTATCGGAGATAGTTCAGGAGATTGCGGAGCTGACTTCTGAGAACAAGAAGGGTGTTGAGGCTTTGTATGCTGCGGAGGCTACCCTGGCTCAGGCTGAGAAGGATTTGGACACGGCTGAGGCAAGTGCGTTTCTTTCGGAGTCTGGGTCTGTCGCTGAACGGCAAGCGCACGCGAAGCTGAGGTGTGCTGATA